GAAATACGTGAAGGTGATTTACATAAGAAAATTAATGTGCGTGGTGATAATGAGCAATATGCAGCCGTTGCATTATTACATTATAATCCTCATATTAAAGGTCGTGCTCGTAGATCATCTCGTTTTATTAATTCAAAATTCAATTCTATCACCTATTCAAACTAATAAAAATGTTCCAAGTTAAAAAAATTCAATTGCACACAGGTATCGAAGGTTTCGAATCACCTAATTCGTTTGGCATCTACAAAACAACCGGAGGTAATGCTCTCGGAATCGTAGGTAAAGATTATACACCTACTCAACCTGCATTTCTATACGACAACTTCCAGGCATGTTTGGTAGCAAGGGAAATCGATGACTCGAAAATGAAATTCCGTGAGATCAAAGGTGGCCGCAACAATTCAGGGGTGTAGTATAACGATTATATCACCAACGTTGTGATGATGGAGGTTCGATGCTTCCCACCCCACAACCCTTACAAAAGGGGCTTAAAGGTTTATTGAAGCGGTTCGGGAATTGGCTATCCGGTTTGCGTACCTCTAGCTGGATAGAGAGTGTGAGTATGCTACTCGTTTGATCAACGAATTCTCACAAAGTACAATCAAAGTGCGATGCGACAATAAATATGCCCCGCCGAATGCGAAACGGTAAACGGCATTACCTAGGCTGACATACCCAAATGTATGTCAACATTGCGGGCTAGAGAAACGGTATCTCGGTGGTCTCATAAGCCACAGTTCTAAGTTCGAATCTTAGGCTCCGCAACAAATTCGGTTCAAATCCGATCGTTGACAGAGATTATGGTAAAATCCACCGCAAGTTCGATTCTAGCGGCACTTAATGTGAAGAGGTTAAAGGATGTCTAAATCAGGGTTCAATTAATTTGAGCCCTTTTTTATTACAAATCAAACTAACTTTGTACCATCAAAATCAAATGAAATGGCGATAGCAAGAAAGTGGACAAAAGAAAACAAGGAAGCCGCTATTGAAATAATTCTAAAGGAAATAAGCAACGGTAAAAGCGTGACTTCACTCCTAGATAATGCAGACCGTAACATATTGCCATCGTGGCCTACTTTCGCTGAATGGTTGAAAGAAGATGAAAACCTAGTTAAGGAATACGCCCGCGCGACTGATAATAGGATCGAACGGAAATTTGAAAGCATCGAAAGGGACTACGAAAAAGAACCTGAACGCGATCCCGAAACGGGCAAAATTGACCCGGCATGGGTTCAGCTCCAGCGATTGAAGATAGACGCGAAAAAGTGGGAGCTATCCAAGTTGATGCCTAAGAAGTACGGCGATAAGACTATACTAGCGGGTGATGAGGAGAATCCGTTAATCATTAAGCCGCCAATTTTTAAATAAATTCATTATGGTCATTGAAGTAAAAAACTGTGGGAATTGCCCTTTTGCTAATAATGATAGTTCATATGGCCGTGACGAGTGCAATTTAGCCGAAAAATTAGGTATTGATTTAAAATTAGGGTTATGGGCTGAACTCCCCGAAGACCGTAGGCCTGAAGACTGCCCACTAACTGAACAACTTACAATCGTTGTAGATTTGTCTGCTTAATATGCCCGAAATACAACCACAGATCGAAGTCTCCGACCAATTTAAAGACCTTTACTCAATCCCACCAGATACTACTTTGGTCCTAGCGTTAGGCGGTCGTGGGGGAATGAAAACGTATGAGGTTAGCAAGTTCGCTGCCTATGCTTGTACTTTGGGCGGTAAACGCATTCAAATTCTTCGTGATGAGGAAACACGAATAAAGGATAGCATTTTAAGCGAAATCCTTACCCATTACGACAAGGCGAATATAAGTAGCGGCGGCTATCTTGATAGGCACTATAATAGGCTAGAAAACGGCATTAAAGTGAGGTCTAATGGTGATAGTGTTTTGTTTACTAAAGGATTCCGTCAGTCATCACTTGAAAAGAGTGCGGGTATGAAAGGTGTAGCTAATGTTGACGTGGCTATCATTGAAGAGGGCGAAGATGTGAGGGATAAGTTCCTTTTCAATTCGTATAAGGATTCATTAAGAAAGTCTAACGAATTGGGACAACTTACAAATTATGTGATATTCATAATGAACCCGCCCGATGTGAACCACTTTATAGTCAGGGATTACTACGACCTTATCCCCGTTCAGGCAACGGATCACCCTGAATGTGTACCTAAAGATGTGGACGGCTATTTTAAATTACAGCCAAAGAATATCAAAGGGGTGAAATACTTCTTTACCACTTACCGCGATAACCCACACTTACCATCGGTCACGGTTGAATCGTATCAAAGCTATGGGCGTGCCGTTATAGATGGCAAGCCGAATGCCTTATATGATCCTCACTACTACCTAAATCAGATATGCGGATATTGTACAACGGGCCGCAAAGGTCAGTATTTCAAGCGTTATTCAATGATTAGCAATGAGGAGTACAACGCATTGCCGTTCACAGAGGTGTATGGGTTGGACTTCGGTACTCGTTCCCCTGCTGGATTGATAGCGGTTAAAGCCCACCGCGATAATATTTACGTGAAAGAATTGAACTACGAAGGTCTACCCGTGAAACAGTTAGGGGTGTTGATGGATCGGTTAGGGTTAACGGCTGAATCCTTGATCGTGGCGGATTGTGCGGAACCCGATACCATAAAGACGTTGCGTTATGGTCAGGCTCATACAATGAGCGGTGAAGAAATACAACGGCATATGGTTTGTGCTTATGGGTTTGCGAACATTCGTGAGTCTCCTGATAAAAGGATTGAAGCGGGGATCAGTCGGCTGTTAGGTATGAATATTCATGTAGTTAGTGGCTCTGATAACTTGGTCATGGAGTTTGCAAATTATTGTGAAGCCGTTGACCGTAACGGATTAGGAACGGGTAAACCTATTGACGCTTATAACCATTTAATTGATCCTTTGCGATATGTTAGCGCGGTAATCGGGAAATGGTTTTAAATTTGTGGGATAAACAACAATAACAACACCATGACCGAGCAACAACAACTACAATTGAATGAATTAACATCAAAATACCGTGAATTGAGGAAGTTCATGGATGAACACCCATTGAAAGTATTTGAAGACGTATGTAAAAAGAAAGAGGAGTTAAGCCGTGAGGAATTCGACCAATGGTATTTGATTACGTACAGACAATTACATAAAGATTTGATACAGAATTTAACCGAGATTATTAAAGTACAGAACGCGATATTCTCCCTAAATGGATTAGTCTAAAAATAATTTTCCCGAATTAAAATATAAACCATTTACATTTGTAGCGTATTTCTTCATCGCCTTTTAGCGAAAATTACCGTCGGAATGACAGGCAAGAGTTAAAAGGTCAAAAAATAAGGATGTTTGAATTAAGTATCAAGGTTGACGGATTACCCAAGATTCGCAACCCATTTAAAAAGGATGTAAGTAAAATCGGTCTACCGATGGACAAGCAAGGCATTGACCTTGAAAATTTCACATTCACCACAACAACGAACGGGGTAGTTCAATTCTTTAGCGGTAAGGATAAGACAGGAACGGAGTACTTTAAAACGTGCCCTCCGTTAGGGCTTATTATGTTCCGTAAGTCGGTAGCCTATGCACAAGGGAAGTTCAGCGTATATAAAAAGAACGCCAAAGGAGAAGAGGTAGAAGTTGAGAACGGTGCGGCTACATTATGGAAACAATACCATGAAATAAACCCATTACAGACAGGCGATCAGTTCCGTTCAGCGTTGAAAGGTATCGTTGAGGTGTATGGGTATTGTTGTGTGCTGAAAGTTGTTCCTGATGGGTTTGAAGGGGTTAGGAATGCTCGTGGTCAATATTGGATATTACCGCCCGACTTCACGACCGTATCTTGGAATAAAAAGTATTTAGGAGTAGGGGATATAACGGAGTGCATTGACAAGATTGAGTTTTGTGGGGATGGGAATACAAAAGTGCCTATTCCTTTGGATGATGTGTATGTCTATACTGATTTAACTTTTAGCGTTGGGTCACAAGTTATCCCGCAAAGTAGGTTGTTTGGTATTCGGGATGTGCTGAATAATATCATTGTGAATTATGAGAGTAAAGGGGTGTTATTGGCTAATCGTGGGGCTCAAGGTATTTTCACCGATGCGAGCAAAGATGGTACAGGTACTACTCCATTAGGGAGTAAGGGTATTTTGGAATTACAAAATCAATTAGGCCGGTATGGATTGAGTAAAAATCAATACAAGTACATAATAACCAACGCTCAACTACGATTCGAGAAAATAACCGATTCCCCTAAAGACCTCATGTTGAGTGAGTTCTTGAAGGAAGATATTGAGATGTTGTGTATAGCAATGGGGTACAAGTACGCCCTATTATTCGATTCCGATAGTAGCACATTCAATAACCAAAACCAATACAGAAAGTCATTATACACGGACGTTTTAATACCTGAATCATTAAATTTCGATAGGCAGTTTAATGAAATGCTAGGTTTGAAGGCGGGTGAAATGTATTGGAAAACCGAATGGGATCACTTATTGGTGTTAATGGAGGATAGAAAGCAGGAAGCCGACATTAAGAAAGTAGAGGTTGAGAATGCGTTGAGTATGTTCAAGAATTGCGCTATCTCATACGGTCGTATGTTGGCCATGTTAGGGGAAAAAGAAGGCGTAAAAGGGTGGGAAAATAAGTTTTGGATTGAGTTAGATGATACAGAGCGGGCAATATTCGAAGGGCAAAAGGCTGTTAACCAAAATCAAGGAGGTAAGGCGTGAGTCTGAAATTACACCCATTGAGTAAGCAGCATAATTTTATCTTCCCACAAGATAGGATTTACTCGTTTACGTTCCCAAAGGGAGGTAAATTCGTGACGGATGATAGTTTAGAGACTACAATCACGGGTATTGTTGATAGTACATACATAGTAACGGCGTTGGGATATACGCCCGAAGATCAAAATAACCGTGCTATCACCATGACAGGCAATGAAAGCACGGACGATGTGTATTTGAGTTCAAAGGCGGTGTACGATTGGGGTACAGGTACCTTTTTGAGAAGTGACACTCCATCAATATCTAGTTCGTTGACGTTAAGTTATGCAACGGCTTCGAGAATAGCGATCATTGACGCTTCAAAGAATTTAATTTCAGCCGATACCGCTACATACCCTTCGTTAACCGAATTATCCTATGTTAAGGGTGTAACGAGTGCAATTCAGACGCAAATAAGCGGGAAACAGGCATCACACGCTAATTTGACCTCATTAGCGGGGTTAAGCTATACGGCTAGGTCGTTTGTGGTGATGACGGCGGCGGGAACTTTCGGGCTTGATTCGAACACATACTTAACAGGCAACCAAACAATTACTTTGAGCGGTGATGCTTCGGGTAGTGGCGCTACTTCGATTGCGGTAACATTGGCAAATTCAGGGGTTACGGCAGGGAGTTATACGAATGCGAATATAACCGTTGATGCTAAAGGAAGGATAACGGCGGCTTCAAATGGTTCGGGAGGCGGTGGTACTCCCGGCGGTTCGAATACACAGATTCAATACAACAGTAGTGGTTCATTTGCGGGTAGTTCTAATCTAGTTTGGGATAATACAAACATGAGATTAGGGTTAGGGGTATCTTCACCTAGTCATATATTTCATGAAGTTGCAGGAACATTAACAGATGGGGTTAGTGCTTTTAACTTAACGGCTACTATGCCGACTAGTATTTCAGGAAGTTCAAATGGTATACTATTTGATATTACAAGTGCGGGGAGCAGTTCCCAAACTAATAGTGCATTAAGGGTAAACTATAATGCTGGCTATACGGGTGCAAATCCAACAAGAGCCATGATTTTTACCAATTCCGCAGCAGGTACAGCATCAATAGCCACAGGAAGTTTAAGTAGTAATAATGTAGGTGCTGGTGGTGCATGTAATGGCACTACAACAGGTTCTAATGTTGGAGTATATGGCAATGCGTCCAATGCGGATATAAGCATAGGTGGATTGTTTTTTTGCTCAACGGCAAAAAATTCTGGTAAGAACATCGGTGTCCTAGGTTTGGCGGTTAATACAGGTACATCTTCAATACAAGTAGGTGGATATTTTGGGTTACACGCTAGTAATCCAACGCTTACTTCGGCAGCCTTAATAGCAGATAATGAAACAACAACAAGCGATGTATTTTTACCCCGAGACAACGGCACAGTATTTTTAAAAGCGGCTGATGGTGGATTTGTAGGTATTGGGAACGGTAGCACGGCTGCAACTTCACAATTTCAGATTAACAAGAATCAAAATAGTGTAAGTACAAGCGA